TTAGGAATAGCTGCAGAAGCAATATCCTGCAGTTCATTATAAAAGTTATTGTTTAGTTGTGACATAGTGTTTTATTTCTTAAAGACCTCCTCGAACACCTCCAGTAAATCCTGATGGCAATGTTTTACTACTATTACCACCTCCACCACCATACTGTAGGTTTGCTGAGTAACCTGCAGATATACCTTGAAGACCTGCACTAATAAGACCTGTGGTTAATGCACTTGATGATGAATCTGCAATACCCCCAGTAACTGGTAGAAAGACTGATTGTTCTTGAAAAGAAAATTGTCTTTGCCCCAGCTTTTGGCTTTGTTGATTTTCAATATCCTTATAGGATTGCCTATAGTTTGTCTTAAGTGCAATCATGTTTGCACTGACTGCTGACATGTTTTGTCGTAACAATGCTCTTGCTGTACCTGAGGTTGACCCCATACCACGTGCTTGCATTGTTCCAAGAAACTGAGCATTGGTTGCTGCAGTTTGCTTTGATAAGGTTCCCTTTGCATTCTGAAAGTTCTTATCTAAATACAATTCAGCTAGTGCTCGATCTGTATTAGCACCACGTTCAATCAGTGCATTTCTTTCTAGGTTTGCTTGGAACTGACGCATCTGATTTCGTTGCTCAGCTGCATGTGCCCATTCATTCTTAAAATTAGCTTGTTGTTGTTGTAGTTTTTGTGCTTGTGCTTGCGCTGATGCTGCTGAGCTTGCTGAAAAAGCACCCATTACTCCTTGCGCTAAAGCAAGCCCACCCATTACTCCTGCTGCTACTCCCATTAGTTATCCTCCTGTAAGAATTTAATTATATTGTCTATTTCGTTATTTAGATTCTCAGTATAAACTATCATAGTCTTTTCTAAGTCTCTTGTTGTTAGCCATTCATTCATTGCTGTAATGTACATTGATAAGACTGCTTTAGATGTCCATTCAGGTTTCCACAGTGATGCACATTTCGGCAGCAGTAACTCATCTTTTAAAACTTTATCCATTGACTTTAGTTGTGCTTTGGTATCAGCTCGTTCTAACACCACAACCTTATTGACATTTGTGTTATGCCAGATACCCCATAACTTACTGATGCCTGTGGTTGGCATTGGTTCATCAGGGTCTAACTCCCAGTAACCTTGTGGGTTATGTTTGGGCACTAATAGGTCAGGTAGGAATTTATGACCATTGACCTTAAGCCCTGCTTCTTGCAGTTTGCCCATGACCCACGATGTCCCTGTGCGGGGACCGATGCCTGTGACTGCATTCATTGTCTCCTCTTTAGTATTGAAGTACCAAACTTAGATTTTTTCTTTCCAACTTCTTGACCATTCAATAACACAGCTCCACTGATGCGCTCTCCAAGTAAACCTAATGATCTTTTATTGGACATCCAGTCTTTAGTGATCTTTTTTTGTTCATCAGATTGATTCTTTTTAATAGCGGTATCAGGATCAATTGCAATGGCATCAGCCCAATAAGACACAGCAGCAGATAATACGTCAATTCTATCGTCATGTTTTAATGACCCCCGTCTTTCTGTTATTCTCGTTATTTGTATTTGATTTTCTTTGTCTTGAATTGCTTTCGTATCAAACACTAAACGATGCTGAGCAAACACAGGCTCCAGTGTCCGCAAGATACGACTCTCCTTATTCCCAGTTACTTTGTATTCCTTGATGGCAACTTGCCCACAAGAAGATGCAACGACTGGTTTCAGTATCTGACCAAACATACCATCACCATAGTTTGATTCATAACTGATCTTCTTTATCTTGTATTGGATAACTAACTTACATATCTTTTGTAAAGTAATATTATCATATCCTCCTTGAAGACCAAACAACTCATGTACCACAATGTAACCATTGACAAAGGATGCCACACATAAAGCTGTCTCATCTTCTCCTCGACCTGATGGATCAATAAACAATACTGTTTCCATATAATCAGTATGATCCGAAGATACCCACATGGGTTCATAACAGATATCACCACGCATACCAAAGGATGCAACTCTTTTATTCTGTGTTGAGTTTGACCAAGTTACTTTAGTAGGAAAGATATCAACATCAACATCTAATACTAACAAGTCTGCAAGATGAAGTGGATATCGTTTACTGTCGGATGAACTTGTATCAAGCTTATAGTGCAATGCAAATAAGCTGGGACCAATCTTTGCTTCAATCTCCAACAGTCTTTCATCAGAGAATCTTTCTACTTGAGTTGATTGACCCGCTTCTAATTCTAAACCAAGGATATACTTATGAACATTCTCACAATCCTGAGGAGATGTTATATCAGGCATAACAGCAGGAAACTTAACAACTGTATATAGACTTGCAAGTTTATTGTATATAGAGTCTTTTGTTTGAGGTGTCCCTAGGAATCTGATAGTTGCATCATCTATTTTGTTTCTTACATTCTCTAACTCCATACACCTATCCCATAACTTTTCACGGGATGCAGGGCTATCGGAGTTCTCAGGTACTTCTATATCATCACACAAGATATCATCTGCATGGGATCCTGTGATCTGACTGGTGATACCTTTTGCGGATACCGAAAGATCTTGGCTGATTCTAGTACGACCATGTACATTAAACCCGAATGCCGAATCCTTCTCAAACTCCTGAGGAATCAAATGTTGCATATACGGAACTAAAGCTAGGGTCTGACGAACCTGAGATACAAACTTAATAGCCTTATCCCCAGCAGCTGAAAGAACAAGTTGAGTTCTGTTAATATCTTTAAGAATCTTCCAAGACACAAAGCAAGCATTGATAACAGACTTACCATCCCCACGACCAGCTTGCATTAAAAAGTCATTACTGCCGTTCTGAAGAACCTCTGCCATAGCATACTGCTTTGGGGTAGGTAACCCAAGACCTAAATACTTGAAACAAAAATATAGATGATTTCTAAAGTCATCTAACACCTCTTGAGGTACATTCATTAGTATCCTTTCTAGGATCTCCTGTGTTGCGTTTCTTATGTTACCCTAGGCATCTGTAGCCCCTGCAGGAACAAACGCATCATAGGTCACCTCAGCCTTACTGAAGGGGTGCTGGGTTTGTAGAGGCAAACTTAAAGGGAACAGAAGCAGCCATCTTCCGCTCAACCGCTTCCATTGAATCACTTGGAATACTGTCCAATAACTCTCTATTGTCCTGCATGACTCCACGGATTACTTGATATAATCCAGGACCACACTTAGAGCTGTCAGATAGATCTTCCAGTAATGCGTTCAGCAGCTTATCATAAATCCTATTAACTGTTTGTTTACGACTCATTCTTTAGTGCCTTTCTTAATGAAGGTGACATAGGACCAACCCAATACAACAACTAATACAGGTACATACCACAACACCCAGTAGTAACTAGGCTTATCAATCCCATGGGTAATAACGGTTTCCATGACCGATGGTCGAGATGCATCAGGGACAAGAATAGGGACTGTGGAACAGCCAACTAAACACATTAAAGATAGAATATATTTCATGATTTATTTCCTGCTGCTGCGGTTCCAAAGTAAAAGCCCACTAGGGATACCAAGATTTGACGATTCTCAGACGTGTAAAGAAACCCATTCACCTCAACAAAAACCTTACGGCTGTATTGGGGAATGATACCAAACAAACCTTCTGGGTTAACTGTATCGACTTCTACAAAGGTAGGGACCCCAAAGAAAGGCAATACAAATGGAGCCACAATGGTTCCAAACAACACAACCAACACAATGGTCTGACGGACAACCTTACCAACATCTAATGGAACCCTGAGGGCTGCCTTGTCTTGGTTCTCGGTTGTTTGTTTATTGACTGCAAGTAGTTGAACAAACATTTCCTTTTGATCTGATGCTCGTTGAGCAAGGTATCGAAAGACAAACCCAGCTAAACCACCACCTAACAAACTGATTAACTCTAATGGCATTATCGAATACTCCTTTTCTCTAAATCAAACACTCTTATACGAAGATCATCTAACATTTCTTGATGTCTTCCATCATTCACAGCAAATGTAATTTGACTTTTTACAAGATCTTGCACAATGTTTTTTAGTTCACTGAGGTCTGATGTTGTTCTATTTATTGTTTCATTTTTACCGCCTAACACAGTAAAAAAACCAGCTACTCCTATTGTTAATACAATTAGTTGTAACCACTGCAAAGCTATAGATGGAGAGAAGGGTTTATTAGTGTTATTGTTTGTCATAGTTATAATTAAGGTTTATTATCTAGTAGCTTGTTAGTGTTTTAAGTTGATTTAAAGTTGTGGCTTCATTTACTAAATTTGTTATGTTTCTTAATCGCTGTTTTTCTGCTATAATATCTATTGTGCTTGCTCCTGTTTCTAATGCACGTTGAAATAAAATATCTTGCTCTATTAACAAAGGTGTTCGTTCAGTTCTTAATCTTATTTTTGTAATTTCTTGTGCTTTTTCAAAGTTTATAATAATACTCATAATGCTGTGTACTCCCATGCGTTTCTAAATGTGCGATCTGTTGGAATTTCAGATACATCTACAATTTTATACGGCTTGCCAGCAGGAACATCTTTTGCTGCAAGTTCTTCAATTGTGTGAGTTTGCAACCACTCTGGTGACGGAATAATAATAGATACTGTTCCTTCGTCTGTTGGATATATAATTCGTTTGTTCATTGTTTGTTCCTTTTAAATTAACGGAAGATAGCTACATTACATTCGGCAGAATCTGATCTAGCAAGTCCTATTAACTTTGCGCCTAGCCGAACAGCCGATGCCGTTTTTGTAGAGTTTGTGTAATCAACACCAATTACTTGAATTTCGGCAGCAGTGCGAGCACCAGAAGTTGCTATACAATAATTAGCATCGGACATAGATGTGGTAAAATTTACTGTGTAATCACCCGCACCATTATCACCAATTGAACTTACATTACCACTTGCTTTTATAGCAATCGTTCCTGTACCATTAAAATTTACCCACGCACGACATCCATAACCAACCGCAGCAGACCCAAACCCACTGTTAAATAAAAGATTTCCTGAAGTTGAAATTGATGATGCGGTTAAAAGACCTGTTGTAACAGCTCCACTAGTTCCTCGCAACACAATAGTATCAGCAGTAGCTGCAGTCACAGCTGTAGTTGCACTATTAGCTACTTTACCAGCAGTAGAAATAGTAGATAGCTTTGTATCAACAATGCCAGCAGTTGCACTTATAGCTGCATTTACAATAGTACCATCTAAAATTTTAGCAGATGTAACAGCACTGTCGGCAATCTTAGCAGTTGTAACACTACTATCTGCAATCTTAACAGTTGTAACATTAGCATCGGCAATCTTAGCAGTTGTAACATTAGCATCGGCAATCTTTGCTGAGGTTACAGAATTATCTGCAAGCTTAGCTGTCGTAACATTTACATCAATAATTTTAGCTGTTGTAATAGCATTGTCTGCAATCTTAGCTGTAGTAACAGCATTGTCTGCAATCTTAGCAGTTGTCACAGCATTGCTTGCAATAGCAGAATTGGTTACAGAATTATCTGATAGACTGGCAGCTGTAATCTGTGTTGTTTCAATTGTTACAGATGTACCAATCTTTTCTAAAGCTTCTTGTATAAGATATAAAGATTGTGTTGTTGCTAAGTTTAACTGTTTACTGGTAAGACGACTTCCTGCTTGCCAGTTTACAAATGGTTCATTTGATACGGTTTTACGACGTACTGTAACTGTAGAGCTGCTTAAAGCTGGTACCTTTATAGTATAAGTAGTAGGGGTTGGGGTTATTACTACATAATTATAAATAGTAGCTCCTGAAGCAGGTAAGTCGATTGCTGTGATGTTACTTGTAATAGAATCCAAGGTACAACGACTGATGGGGATAAGAAACACAGCTTTCTTTTGAGCAGTAGTAACAGCTGGGTCTGCTAAGAAAGCCAATAGAGTTGCTGTACTTCCATCTCTATCTTGTGTAAAAATTCTTTCAACCTCTAGTTGAGCTGCGTGTGGAATACTTGGAATTAAAACAATACTGGAGTATGGAATGTTTCCAGAAGTATAACCAGTGGTTTGTTGACTGACTACTATAGGTGTGTTTGTATATGTCATTTTATTTTCTTGTGTTAGTTGTTAATTAAAAAAGTATCACCAAGTGTCGCAGCATCTGCAAATGCGATCTTGTCTTCGGTCGTTGCGTTTTCTATGATGTGCTCTAGTGTGAAACAAGAACGAAGGTGGATCACGTTTCGTATTACGGTATTGTGTACCTCGTCGCTGTGTTGATCATCAGCAACAATCTGATTGATGAGATTGACTGAGTCATAAGATGCTTTGATGTCCTGTGCAATCTGTTCAGGAGATCGTAGAGTTGAATCAATGACAATGGCAATACTTGGATCAACGGTCATATTTTTTTATTTCTTTTGTTAGTTTATGTTAAATTAAGACCAAGGTCCTACGCTTTTTACTAAGTTTGAACCAAGAGGAACAAACCGAATAAACGAACCTACAGCGACTTGATTTGTATTAGTAGGGGCAGCAGAAAAAGTTATTTTTGGAACAATATTTCTTGCTATTGGTGTTGCACCCGCAGATGTAACAATTACAACTCCTCGACACCATATTGTTGTAAGCGCACTAGTTGAGGATGCAGTGATTACTCCACCATTAGTAGTAAAAACAACGGTGTCTTGCGTTCTAATAACAGTTCCAGCAGCTGAACTATGCCCCATAGCCATCCAACGCCAACTTATATTTTCTGATCCAGCCGTAGCATCCACCAACGTAATGGCTGTTGTGTGGCTGGTCGTCCCACTCACAATACTGAAAAAGCCCTCAAAGGAATACGCCGTGTCAAGAGCAAGTGTAATTGTATCTTCTGGTGTATCAAAAATATTTTGAGCAGCAGTAGAACTAGTTAAGCTTTTAGTTGTTGTGATAATTGAAAATTGTTCGGTTGGTATTAAACCTCGACCGCTTGCAACAGTACCGTACATAGCCTTTCCGTCAAACTCAACTACGCCTGAAGTTGGTGTTGTCAGATTTGTTCCGCTTTGTAACTTAATGGGAGCAATCGCAGTTGTTCCTGCTGGTGCAAGTAGCCCCTTACTAGGGGTCAGTACTCCGTAGACAGTTGCAGCGGTCGTGGATGAATTTCCAAGCACCGTCGTGTTTGCGCCGAGACCAATGGCTTGATATCCAATGACAACAGAGTTAGAATCGCTTTGCGTTCCCCGTGTGTCACGACCGAGATAGACCGAGTTGTTTGCGGTTGTTAGTGCGGTCGTACCGTCCGCTTGAAAACATCCCGCTTCACGACCGACTGCAGTATTAAGCGCACCTGTCGTAATGTTCTGAAGTGCTGCAATACCGACTGCCGTATTGTTGCTTGCGGTCGTGTTTTGCAGAGCACCATAGCCCATCGCTGTGTTGTAATTTCCACCAATATTTTGATTCAGAGATGCGTATCCGATTGAGCAATTTCCCGCACCTGTTGTCACAAGCGTTCCGACCGCATAGCCGAGAAAAGTATTTTGGCTGCCACTCGTGATGCCGCTACCGCATCCCGATCCAATCGCCGTGTTGTTTATGCCGCCTGTGATTGTTGCAGCAAGAGTATTTGCACCGACTGCTAAGTTTGTGGTGTTCTGCAAAAGCCCAACGCCGATGCGTTGACTGTTGATGTGTGAATCCTTCGCAACGCCAACACCACCTGAAACGATCAGCGCACCTGTCGCTGATGATGTCGATGCGGTTGTGTTTGAGCCTGTAATTACTCCATCAATGTGGATTGTTGATGCACTCAACGAAATGTCTGTTGAACCAACGACAATTTTTGTCCCGTCATAAGTGCCAGATGCATCCCCGATTGTAATTTCACTACCGCCTACCGATTCAATGTCTAGCGCATTATTTGGTTGTATTGCAGATCCTGCGCCTCCTGTTGCAACTCTACCGAGTATTGTTAGGAATCTTGTTGCTCCACTGCCAACCTGTAATTCTTCATATCCTGCAGTGCCATTGCTGTATACTAATCCAGCATCAGCAGCAAAAGTTCCACTACTGTTAAACTGCACTTGACCCGATGAACCTGACGCAACAGTTCCAATTTGTACAATTGAGTTATTGTCTTTTTTAAGAAACAATTTTCCATCGGCTGTATTAACAGCAAGTTCTCCTGCTAATAATTGACCAGATGTGGGAATTGTAGTTGCTGTTGAACTTCTTTTGTGTTGTATTGTATTAGCCATGTTTTATCTCCGTTTATCTCAAGTATAAGTGCCGCCATCAATAGTACTTCCGTCACTTAATAAAGTACCAGAAGTTGGTAGTGTAACACTTGTATTAGCTGTTGCTGTGAATGTTTGCGTAAATGCGGAACCAGCGTGTGATACGTTACCTGCAACAGTAATAGTATTGGCACCGTTATTAACACCAGTACCACCATAAGTTCCTGCAATTACTTGAGTAAGGTTTGCAGAACCATTAAAGTTATTACCATAAATTCCTCTAGTAGTTGCTAAGGTTGTAGCAGTGGATGCGTTACCTGTTAAAGCACCAGTAAAGCCAGTAGAAGTTACTGATGTTAAACCTGCAAAAGTAGAAACAGTTGCACCAAGAGACACTGCTGTGCTACCAATAGTAACTGAACTGTTTGCTAAGTTTGCATTAGTAATACCAGCAGTACCTGATAAATTAGTATTAGTTAAACCAGTAATAGTATTTCCAGAAGTATTAGCAGCAATTGATTTATTGGTTAAGGTATCAGTAGTTGCTTTACCCACAAGAGTATCTGTTGCATCTGGCAGAGTAATAGTTCTATCAACAGTCTGTGCTGCATTAAAATATGTTGTCGTTGCTGTGGTTGCTCCTGCTACTCCAATAGCAATTTGTTTTGTTCCGTCTGCGCCGTTTTCAACAACAACATATTTTCCTGTTCCTTTTGGAGCAAGATGCAAACTGATGTTTGTATCAGTTCCCGTTGCAGAAACGTGAGGAGCTTGTGCTGTTATATTGTTTGTAATGGTAACTTGATTTACCGCAGAAGCAATAGCAGCAGTTTTCAAGACAGCAAGACCATTTGTATCATTAATCTGTGCTATTTTTGGTGTAGTAAGAGTTTTTTGGGTGAGTGTTTCAGCACCATCTAGCGTTACTAAAGTACCTGTCAGGGGTAGCGTAACAGTTGTAGTACCAGATACGGTAACAGTAGTAACAAATGATCCTAATGTAATTAAATTACCACCAAGAGTTATTGTTTTACCTGTATTTGCAATACCTGTGCCACCATATTGTCCAGCAATAACAGCTCCATTCCAAGTACCTGTACTAGTAGAATCTAAGAAAGCTACAGTCTTAGTAGCAGAGCCATTATAGAATTTAATTGAACCTGTGTTATTCCACAAGTCACCAGAAGTTAGAGGTGATGGATCAGCAGCAGATACTCCCAACAACAAACTTGCATAAGATGCACCACCTGCTCCCGTTGTAACTTTACCAGTCATAGTACCGCCTGCCTTAGGCAGTGCTGCAGCTCCTATGTCATATGCGGACTTAACAGAATTCGGAGTAGCTGCTGTGGTTGTGGAGGTAGAGCTAGTTGAGTCCGTCAGTGAAGTTATTCCTGTCACTGAAGTTGTGGCAGCTCTAACGTCAGCTGTTGTCTTGCTAGTAGTTCTTCCATAACTATCAACGGTTTGTGCTTGAATAAAGCTAATACCAGCGGTACCAGTGCCATTGGTGATTGTAGGTTGTCCAAGATCTATATTATCTGCATTTACAACAATGCGATCAGAACTAACTGTACCAACATCTAAAGTATTTCCTGTTTTAGTTAAACCGTTACCTGCAACAACTGCACCAGCTCCAGAGAACTGTGAAAAAGCTAAACCAGTTGTCCCTAGAGTAATAACGTCATTAGTAGTTAATACCCACCCAGTGTCAGCATTCGCAGTACCTTCAGTAACAAATGTAAACATACCTGCAGTAACTTCTACAGAACTATCAGCATCTGTAGCTCTAGTCCATGCTCCAGCAGCAACTACATATATACCATTCTCTGCGGATGCAGTTTGGTCTTTTACTAATACTCTATTTCCAGCAACAGTTACTACTCCGTCTACAGTTTGTGTTCCTCCTGTAGCCAATACAATGTTTGTAGTAGATGCAACTCGGCAAGAAGCTCTTACATCTATTCCTTGCGCCGTAGCGTCTACATAAGCTTTAGTAGCTGCGTGTAGATCAGTAGTTGGAGGACCCGATAAAGTAAGAGTACCACCAACAATAATATTACCAGAAGACGTAAGTGCTGCGCAATTTAACGTTCCAGTAAAAGTTGGACTTGCTGTGGTAGCAAGTCCTGCACCAGCAAACGTACTAAAACCAGTACCACCTTTTGATTGTGGAAGTATACTGAAAACAGTTGCGTTAGATAAATCTACACCACTTGCTGAACCAGTACCACCATTAGCAATAGGAAGAATACCACTGACACCAGTTGTTAAACTAATGCCACTAGATGAACCAGTACCACCATTAGCAACAGGAAGAATACCAGATACACCTGTTGTTAATGAAAGACCAGTACAGTTACTAAGAGTTCCAGATCCTGGGGTTCCCAATGCAATAGCAC